AATTGACTGCAGTCTATCCACAAATTTGTCAAACATATATAAGTCATTTTTATTTATAACAATGAGTTTTATAAATTTCTGAGCAAATTCGGATACGTCAACTGTGTTATAATCGGTCTTAGTATCGTCATAAATGACCTTCTTAAACATAGTAATAGGATTACGGACTGGAGTAAACTCTCTAGTTTCAGTATCTAATACATGAAAATACTTAGGATCATCTACATCAGCCCAGGTGAATTCCATCTGTGAACCCAAGTATGTAACATTACCCTGACTTGATCTAGTATGAAAGTGACCTGATACCACTGTTTCAAACCGTGAGAATATATCTGCGCTCATTCCGTGTGGATTGGGCATACCTGCCATAAGGTCAAAGCCTTTTAGTTCTAAGTGAGCTCCTAAAATGGGTGCCTTACATGACATAGCAAAGTCAACATACTCTTGATAGTTAGCATTATTGATCCAAGGGATAACTGCAACACCTAGACCGTCATAGTCTATGACCTTGGGCTCCATAATAATATTCACATTACTAGTAAAGTATCCAAGAAGTTCTTTAAGGGAACATAGTTCGTTGGTGTTCTTATAAAAGACATCATGGTTACCAGGAATGATATCCATAGTAATGCCCATATCACGCATAGGCTCAAGAAAATGCTTACGATTGGCATTGAGGGCCTTAAAGTTGACGAATTTTCTGTGCTCATAGTAATCACCTAAATGCAGTATATTCGTGATATTATGTTCCTTTAAGTAGGGAAAGAAAATTTCTGTATAGAATCTCTCTTGATACTTTAAGAATATATCTGATGAATTTCTTACACCACAATGTGTATCATTTAATATTGCTACTTTCATATATTACACCATAAATAATTCTAGTTTATCTTTAGCTTTGGCCTTCTCTTCTTTGGCAAATTCTTTAATCTTAGAATCCTTAGTCTTCACTTGATCAATCCTATTGCGTAGAGTATCTACATATTGCATAGTAGCTTCGGCACCTTCGCCGTCCATACCCATAGCAACAAAGTCCTCAATGCCACATTTCTCAATGTATCTGAACTTAATATCCTGTTGTTTCTTCTCTTTAGTTATTCGCCTAATAAAGGCAAAGTAACAGATCTGGGTAAAGTAAGAGAATGCATTAGGTTTGCCGGTTCTAGTTGCGGCTTCGATATTATAGTTGCCAATGGCTCGTAGACAATTTTCTACTGCATCCATTACCATTTCTTCTCGGTAGGTATATCTAACAAAGTTGGGTCTGTGAGATAGTCCTTCTGCAATCTTAATAAAACATGTAGCAATATAGTCTGTTACTATAGGCAAGGGTGTTTCATTAGTTCTAGCTACAAGAGCTTCCTTTGCATAATCATAGACGGCTTCAGAGAAGTCTCTATTGTTCACATAATGTGGTTTTTCTTTCGGTTTTAGTTTAGCCATTAGTGGGTTTCCTCCATATAATAGTATATTATACTACACTTTTAAGGCAAAGTAAAGTGTTATTTTAATTTAATTTATTTACAGAAAAGTGTTGACAAAAGCGGCTAAGTGTAGTATAATATATAAGTCAACCGGGAGGGGTAGAGGTATACCATAATTAATGTATGGTTTCCTTGTGATTAGGGACATCATCTACGGGGTAAACTTCATCTTCTACTTCAAATCTATTACATATCTCATCTGTAATTCTATTTAATAATGTCTCTTGACTCTCCGGAGGCTCGAAGGCCTCTTGGGCCGAGAGTGCATACTTAATATACTCCTTCTTAATGGAATCTACCACACTAGAGCTACCCATGATATTATGCTTATCAATAGAGTATCTTTTCTGATCAGAGAATGGAAACCAAGGACTAAACTGGTAACCACCAATCATAGTGCTATAGACAGAAACCGGTCTCTCAACCATATAGTTGTCTCTGTTGTCACTACTCACTAAAGCAATGATATTATCACCGTTAATTAGCTTAAAGTTTCTTATGTTTAGTTCTTCCATATTATATATTTATATCGTAAACTTTGTAGTCAAATTTCTCTTTAGCATATATCTTAATGCGCTCTGCCGCATGAACCAAGGTGTAGTTCTTCTTACTCTTCCAATGTAAGTCATCTGCAATGTCGTATACCTTAGTGTCTATTCCATCTGCTGACTTTCTAAGCCCGCGCCCTATACTTTGTAGAACCCTAATTTGACTCTTACTTGGTGAAGCGAATATAATATTATGCAGGCGCTTAATATTGATACCAGTACTAAAAGTACCCATACTCGCCACAATAATCGCATCCCCTTGTGTTTCGGTAATAGCTCTGACATTTTCTCGGTCGTCAACGTTAGTTTCTCCACTTACATAGAACAGATTCCTATCTGTATCCTTTAATTTATCTCGTAGCATATCATGCAGAGGTTTGCCGTGTTTATCTACATATTGGAATAGCACAAGAGTATTACCCGTGCAATCTATAGCTAGATTAGATATAAAGTTGTTTCTTGGATCATACTTGACAATGAAATCCATCTCTTGCTGGTAGTCTCTTTTAACCCTACAGTGTTCATCAGCATACTTTAACAGTAGTACATTGATATCTAACTGTGCTAAATCGTTACTATCCATTAGTTTCTTGGTAGTAGTAACCTTATGAACAGGGCCAAATAGCCCTTCTAGCACTAATTGGTGAGTCTGTGTTCCATCTAAAGTACCTGTGGTACCCATTCTATATCTGCATTCAGTGCACTTTTCTAGGATAGAGGTCAGTGACTTGGCCTTAAAAGCGTGTGCTTCATCTCCTACAACCATACCAAACGGCTGGAACCATTCTGCTCTTTCTTTATATATTGATTGCCAAGTAGTAATGATAACTCGTGGTTTGACGTTATACTTCTCTTTACCAGCATAAATCTTATGACAGTTCTCTGCTACTTCCCACTCATCAAACTGTGAGTAGTCAGCAAAGTCAGAATACATCTGCTCAACAAGAGATGTTGTGGGCACAATAAGTAACACACTCTGATCTGATTCTTCTAAGAAGTGTCTAATCGCCAAGTAAATAATAAGTGACTTACCCGAAGCCGTAGGTGATAGTAGTAGAGACTGGCCATTGGTAAGAGCATGTTCTAGTGCATCTATCTGATAGTCACGAGGTGTAATTTTGTTACCGGCCGCTGTGAGAGTTATCTCGTTAAGCAATGCAGGTATGTCTATGATATTCTTTGTACCAGCAAGACCGTATGTTCTATTAGGTTCTGGTTGTATATCATACTGTCGAGCATTAGCAAACTCCTGCATATACTGGAATAACCCCGAATACAGAGTTTTCTTTCTTAGATCAAAGAGTCTGATTTTACCATCCCACATACGGTTCTTATATGCAGGCATAAATTTATAACCTGGGACATAAAAACAAAAGTGTTCTGCTAGTTCCATTTCAATAGATGGGTCTGTGATTATCTCCAAGAAGGATTCATTCTTCTTTTTGACTTTAATTATATCCAAGAGATAGTTCCGTTATATAAAGTGTATGTTCGCCGTTTCCTTTTGTACTTCGTTTTAAGCTCAATGCCGTCAAAGTCTGTTATCTTTTCACTCGTATTATGTAGTATATAGTCTCGGAGTTGTGATAGTGATTGCCAGTTGCCTTGCTTCTTTTCTATGTAATCCAAAATGTCCATTATAGAATCTCTTTCAACCTATTCATAGTAGTATCTATATCACTGCATAGGTACTCAAAAACATAGTAACATAAGAACCTTCGTGTTAGTTCTTTATTGTACCAGTTATCAACTGTGTTTATCATTCCTCGTAACTGAGTTAAGGATCTCATGTCTTGTGTCACCCAATGATAGTCTGGGTATCCGTATGTAATCATAGGAACATCATGCATCATACACTCTATACCAGCTGTACTATTATCTAATATAGCAACACGTGTCTTAGGTAGAACAGAATGTATTGTGGTAAAACCTTTTAGAATTTGCACATTTTGCATTTCTTCCCATTTTCTATAAGCTTGTTTCTCTGTAACAGACGTTGCTTTATATTTTGGGTGCAGTTTAAGTACTATATTCTCACCTTCTAGTTTATCAAGAATCATATCAATTCTATTAATATGTCCTTTAAATCCAAAACCATTAACAGTTTCGTCATCTGGCATTTGGCCTATAACAAGTATGTGATCCTCTTTTACATCTTCAACTTCATCCCACCCGTTTATTATAATTGATTGATCCCACTTATTGG